AGTTGTCTGGCCACGTAACTTAATACGTTGGTTCTTTCAATTTTGATTAGACGGGGCGAACCGCGCAAGGACCTTTGTCAGGTGTGCATCTGGGGTGATGATTGCAGCAAAATTCAGTCTCTGACCATCATATGTGAGTGAGCCTCCACCATTATCGTAATAGCGGAAGACAAGACTGCGCAATTGAGCAGCAGTGGTTGCATTGAGCAGCAGCCGAACGTCACCAGGTTCAGCAAAGACATAATGATTGGTCATTTGAGACGGCCCCACAGTTCGTCTGGGGGGAGCAGCGGTTCTTTGTGGAAGCCGAGGCCCTCGTCTTGTCCTAGGAGCAGCTGTTGGTTTTCTGTTCCTTTTCTGATTATTTTGTTTTCTGCCAGCCATACTTCCTCAGGTTAATCAGACCCTTTTTGGTGGCAATCTTACCAGCAAGCACTAACTTTTTCACGTCCGGGATGAGGTGATTGTTAACTAAAGTCATACCGGACCGCCTCGTTACCACAGCGGAGCTACCAGTGCTGGGTAGAGGATAACGGCCAAAGGAGGTTTCCACATGTGATGCTGGTGAGATGATGTACTGGCGGCCGAGCCGGCACATCCTTATTCTAATGACAAGCCATTGAATGAATTTGAAGCTACAATAAAGCAGGGAGAAAGCAATGGTGACCATTGTAGCAAGAGAGTGCTCTGCAAATTTGGTAGCAGCATAGGCTAGAGTAGACACTATGAGTAAACAAGCCAGTCCACGTATGTTAGGTGTGAACAGGCGGAGGCATGCTATAAACACAGGGGCGGCTGTGAAAGCCAAAGTTGTGTATCCGGGATCTGCGCAAATTGCACTTACCATGACCACTCTTCAGCGTGAGCGGAGCGGAGAAGGTGTGCTTTGCGGCCTCCGAGAACAACTGTCGCGACACGAACCTCTTTGTCAGCGAGCTTAACCCCGTTGGGACCCTCAATCAGAACGTCGTCGTGGTTGACGAACAGTCTCCCTTTCTGATCAATGATGAAATTGGTGTGACGCGTCCAAGCGAATCGGAGCGCCAAGATGTTGAGGGTCAATCTTCTTATGAACACTACAAGGAAGATTAAAGCAAGTGGTGTGTATAGCAGCAGAGCAGGTGAGTGATAATAATAAGCAGCGCCAGCCAATCCTCCGAAGAAGGTGAAGTCGAGGAAGGCTGCTGTTGTGGCACAAAAATATGAAAGCATATGTGTCAGTAAGGGCACTGCTAGGTATGTTTCCAAGAATACCTTAGTGTGATTGACGTGTACACCAGTGTAGCTATGCAGTATGCAAGGCAAGCTTGATACCTTAGTATAGTTAGCATCATTTTTTGTTGCATTCCCAATTTCTGCGGCAGTGCATGGTTTGTACCAGTGGGTGTCATTCTGAATGCTGACAGCACCACAAATTGAGATGTTTACAACATAGCTAGGAGACATTAGATTACTAAAAATGTCGCTCCAGACTGTCACTGGGTCGTGACTGGTTGCGTTGTCTGCCATATCTGATAGTGAGGACGTAAGCAGCAACAAGAAGGTACACAAAGATAAAGTTGATGGCGAAGGCATCGAGAAAGGCTCCCAGTTCCTGTAACATTTATTCATTATTCTGTAGGAACTGGGTCAACTTAACAAACACAACAATTGCGGTCGCCCACTTTGTGACTGCTGGCGTGAACTCCCGTGTTGAGTATGGTTTATAGCAAAAGTGTGTTTGGTTGATGGTGACATTGTAGCCTTGATATACCTTCTTCAACGCGTTCAGCCAGCAGTCATGCATGCAATAAGAGCTATTGGTAGTGACATTTATTCTCTCTAGATGATCTAATGCATGCAATTTACAATTTTGATGGTAAACATAAGAAACGGACACATTCATCACAGTGCCATTCACGATGCTGTGGCAGCACTGGTAACATGTGCCTTCCATGGGCGACGCAAATGAAATTGATTTGGTAGTAGGATTGTGAGTAGTAGTAGCAGGTGTTGCAGTGGATGTGTTGTTACCCAAGAGAGGTCGGATGAGACCTGTGAGCACGAGCAAGGCGGGGAAGAACAGTTGCAAAGGCGACATAATTGTGTCTCAATGTCGCCACGGTCGTGCTCTAGCTGGACCGTTTTGTTAATGCTAGATGCAGTGACCTGCACGAAGTTAGTAGAATTAAGCAAAAAGCAACTTGTGTTAGTGTTAGAGCCTTGCGCCCCTCTGGCTCCAAGAAGAATACTGATTGAGCAGGCAGCAAATGTATGGAGGAGCAAGTGGGTTGGTGGGTGAAGAACTCGTGGATTACACGCTCCGCGACCGGATAATGGTGCTTTGTGCATGCCGCAGAAAGCTGGAGGGGCACACCATTAAGAGTGTAGTTGGTGTGCGGTATAACCTGGTTGATCACATCATCAATGGGGCTAAACTCATAGAATCCTTGCTTTGTTTGTAGACACTCTCGTAGGGAGGTCATATTTTCCAGGCTTAACCATAGCGGCGCAAGAGAAGAGTGAGCGGAGGACGAGCCCGATTCCTTTGCCAACGAGAAGGGTAAGAAGTATAAGCACAAAATAAATGATGAGGTCCACTGCAGACACAATAAGCTCATGTATAGCTGTTTGCAAAGCATGATAGAAAATACTAGCATAACTACCCATTTATTGCTCTAAATATGGCCAATAGTCCACAGAACACTGTTGCCCAGCGGAGTGCGCCGGGGTGGATGAACCACGGGGTTGGGAACCCTTCTGTGTGCACTGTCGTGGTGACGTTCACCTCGAGGAAGGCGTGCGTGGTGTTGGCTTTCAAGCGCGTATGGATTCCGCGCGACTCAAAGTGGATTGCACGCGCAAGGCAGTTAGCAAAGGCTATTGCGGTGAACGCATCGTCAATGCCAGGGGTCTTGGCGTCAATTGTTTCAACCACGCCTTTCACAATCCCAACTTGAATGCCTGCCCAGCAGGCATCATCATACAGTGTTATGTCAGTTTCATTGAGCAAAGAGTGGACTTCTCTAAGCTTGGTGGTGTTATGGCCATAGCAAGGAATCACATACGACTCAGCCCTAACATAAGCAAGGATAACAGAAAGGGCCGAAGCAACTCTACATAGTACAAATCCCATGGTGGACCAGTAGTGAATAAATCAGTTATAGGAAGGCTGCCATTGGGAGTCAAGATGTCAGTGGCATTAACACAGAAGCGCCATTCAGTGTCAGTCTCAGTTGCATTGACAGCGTAAACTCTGCCTGTGGTGTTTTCAAATAAGACAGAGGGGTATTGGGAGACTATGTAAGTGAGCAATATGGTTATATACACATGGGATGGGTTGCTAGCGAGGTTTAGTGGAAATGACTGATCCAAATGATGCAAGAAAGACCCATACTTGCCAGTAGTGGACCCGTGCGGTTTGAACCCTGATAAGGGGCACTCATCATCACCGAAGTGATTCTGGTCCACCTCCATCTCCACACTGCCATCATTTGTGCAGAAAAGAGTGCTTAGTGTAATATTGATAGTGATGTTGTGTTTCATCGGAAGAAGAAAACAAACACTCGGGGGTGCCTTATCAGTAGTATTATTGTTAGCACAACAGGAGCAAACAGCGTAGAAAAGACAGAGGCATGATACAAGTCTGCCATGTAGGAGGGATGCCATGGTCTGTGATGAGCGGTTGGTTGAATGGTAATCACATTGTTAGACACATTGAAGTTAGCCACAGCCGATTCATTGAAGTGAGCAATTATCCCGGCAGCATCTCTACAGATTTGAGCTTCTCGTACCGCGTAATAACGCAACAGCGTCATCAAAGGGGGCAAAGGCGCTTCAATCTGAGGTTTGAGGTCCTTGTACCGCTCGCACTCGGGATGAATTGTCCATGTACTCCAGTAGATTGCATCTTTGGTTCCAAATCTGTGATGAAGCTGGAGCGAGGTCATTCTGTGATACACCTCATTGGTCCAATGGGTGTAGGCCTGCTCGAAGGCTGTTCTGGCTATGATCCCAAATGGGTGTTTGGCACCGGGCACCAAGGGGTGAGAACAATATTGAATCATTTTGAAATAAGCTTGGTGCAGAGTCTTACCACTACCATGTGAGTATGATACAAAGGGAGTCCAGAAGTTAAAGAATCTGGAGAGGAGGGGTTCAACTGGATGCAAGTGCGTTAGAAGGAGCAGCGCAACGACAGTGAATGCCATTGCCAGTTGCAATTGCGACAGAGCAAGTGCAGGTAGGTGCAGTGTAAAGGAAGTTGAACCAGGATGCCTTCTGTGGATAACACGGGATCCTCCTCAAAATTTGGTAGTACGCCGGGGGCGTACCGGAGCCGTCTATGGGTCTTGGCTGAGGCTCCTTATGCACCTTATAGTAATACACCAGAGTTCTTTGGCCACCGAGGATTGTTTCCTTGCGATACTCAGTGGCGTTCACCAATTCATACCTGGAGTCAATGTCAAAGGGGTCTGTGGTTGAAACTAAGTACTCACAGTTCAGGTCGTCCCAAGTGCTGACCGCAAGGTCTACCGGATCATCGGTCCTTGCTGCTGTGATCTTCCTGTTTGAGTTCATGGGACTGAGGTTACTGGAGTAACGGACTGTTGCTGTAGGGCTAAGCCTCACATGCCGTACAGCATCTACCAGTGCGAGGGGGTCAGCACCCTCTTGAAAGTACATGGTAGAGTCCTTCCAAACCATTAGCCTGGATGGGCGGTAATCAACATTGACCTTGTAGACTTTTGAGGCCGTAGGAGGATTGGTGTAGGGCTGAAGGTCAGGTAGGTATACATCAGTCAGGGTGCAGCAAGATTTGTGCGCGACTCCTGTCTTGGACACACCCACCTTCACGACACTCCCCGCAGGAATCTCCTTTGGCAGGTACTTGGATGTGATGTGGTGGCAACCACCGACAGTTGTTCCTTTGGTATCTCCAATAAAAGCATGAGGATGCGCAAGTGCAAATGAGCGCTCTTCCTCGTTCAAGTACCCTCTAATGTCCAATTCAAACCTGCCGGTTGAAAAGATGCTCTGCTCCATAGGAACGACCTTCCCATCAAGAAACTGCGTCAACCAGTAAGACGGAATACCCGGGGATCCAATGAAAAGACTAGACCCCACGTAGTACCCGGCAGACATGGCCGGCTGTGATAGAGGTGAAATCCTGGTGGGACTCACCACGAGACGGTTGGGCCATTCAGGAGAGTTCTTATTCGTCACGACAGGCCAGTGTTTAGCCAATTCTTCAGGTAGTTTTAGAAAGGTAGGTATGTCAGGTGAATAATAGTAGCCCAGGTTGTACGCCACTCGTGGGAGCGGCGAAAGAGAACCTGACTCGAGTGAATCAATCACTAGGCCCGATGTACTCAGGAGGGCCTTCTGCTCATCAGTTGCTGGCCGAGCTGTACAAACTAGTCCCGGCACGGTCGCAGCGTCCACAACCACATTCCCAGAGAGCCGTACAACAACCTTGTCGTCGACCACCTGGGCGTGCGGGGGTTCTGCAGCCCGGTACGGCTCGAGCTTGAAGAACTCTTGCAACTGATTATGAGGGTCAAAGATGTATAACCTGGATTGGACTCTGGTGATGGCCACGAGCGCGCGTGGCTGGGTCAGGCTCTTCTTGGATGGGAGATACAGTGTTACCACAGGGAAGGTGGACCCTTGAGCAGAATCAATGGTGAGGGCACCATCAATCCTATCCCTATGGAAAGGCGTGAGCACCTGTCCTCGCGGCTCGAACACCTTTTGGTAGATTATTTCAGTGTTGTGGTTGGAGTGAGCTTTGAGCTGGTCAGGATAGACACATTGAATGGCCTTACAAATGTTGTCTCCAAATCTGTAAACTACAGTGAGCTGCTGCTTCTTCATGTAATGGAAAACATAACACGGCTTGTCGAAGCCGACTGGACACAATTGGTTAGGATCACCGATAGCGGTGATCGGTGTCTTGGTAAGCAGTCGAAGCAAGTCGAATGGGTTGGCATAACAAGCTTCATCAACATAATGCACATCGCCGGGAATGTAGCCGGCGGAAAGCAACTGTAGTTTGGGGCCATATTTTGCAGGTGTTCCATATTCCTCTGGGTTCTGCCCGGCAGGCACTGTGAACTGCGCGGCAGGGAGACTTTTTGAGTAGGCCATCATGGATGCATGAGTTGGACAGTACACAACAGAATCAGGTGTGAGGAGTTTTTTTATAGTGGTCGTCTTGCCAGTGCCTGGCGGCCCAACGACCAACTTTGAAAGGGCTGCGTTATGCAAAGCTTTAGGTCCAATGATATTGGCGCACCCCGTAGGGAGAAACTGGAAAGGGTAGCGTCCATCAGGAAGATCAATGGGGCAGCCGAGCGGGCCTTTCTTGAGCATGATCATTTTCTTGTGGTACATGTAGCGGCCAGGGTTGGCGTTGGTGTACCCATTGAGCACCTCAATCTCTACTTGATGTTTGGGCTGGAACTCGTCGACAGCCAGAAGCTTGCTCAGTTCATCGTTTGCTGGCAGAGGTTTTATGGAACAAAAGTGGCAGGAACTAGAACCTACTGTATGCTTGCAGAAAGGAGAAGGGACGGTACAGCCTGGATGGATGTGGCGATGCGCACAGTGTCCGCAAAGAGACATCCCACAATCAGCGGTGGTGCATGACGTTGACATGCAGATTGCACATAGTGCTGGTGCAATTTTACTTTCAGGCTTGTACCCGGAAACCATTTGAAAAAAGTCCCTAAAGTAGGCTGGCCCTGGAAAACTGTAGCCACTGGTGGTCGCTGCATTGCACATTCCAACGATCAGGTCGTCGAACCACTCGCGGTCGAAATATGACAGAGCGCTCGCGTCTGAGAGAATCGCCACGGCATTGACATAGTACTCGTGGGCGTCCTTAGCATTCATGTGGTATGCCAAGGCAGCAAGGACTCGATCTCTTTGCGGCACTAGCCAAGATCCCCGCAAGGTGCATCCGAGAAAACCCGGCTCATTGGTGATTACAGTTTTGTTGCGATCCACCACGAACCCAAGTGCAAGCTGGAGATGGTCACACCAGAATTTGAACGACTGGAAGTCGTCGGGTTCGTTGAGCAGCACGAGGTCATCAGAGTAAACCACAATAGGTTGGATCTTCAGCAGGTCCTCCAAGGTGAGATCGCGGAGGAGGAATTTCATAGAAATAGGGTGCCCAAGTTTGAAAGCTGAAAGAACCATGTGCTGGGTGTAAAGGATGAGTGAGTAGACAGTGTTAGCAATACTAGTGACGGGGTCTCCACTGGAGAGCCCTCCCCTCTTGGTAAAACAAGTGGTCTGGCTGGAGAGGAGGTCATGACAACAATTGGCCACGTACAATGGCTCAGCGTCAGGTGAACACGCGAGCTCAAACAACAATTTAGTGGTGAAATAGCGCACAATTGCTGGTGTGCTGCGGTCACAGGAGGCGAGATCTGTTTCAAGGCACCTCCCGGAGACAGTCTGCTGCAAAGGCTCAAATTTTGACTTGCCTAAGCAGATGGGGCTTCCTTTGCCGGCCTTCATAAAGGCCTTTGTTACACCACTTAGGGTAGCTCTTAATGCGAGGGACACGAGCGAGCTCGTCCCCAGGATTGTACGTGTCTTGGCTTTGGAACAATATTGCTTCTTGAGTGAGACAGGTGTGACGGATTGCCAGACTTCCTTAATGATAGTCTCACACAGCTTGTCTACATCTGGTAGGGCTTGCAGCATTTTGGTTGAAAATTGAAGCCCATTGACTCCAGCGTGGGAGTCATTTGATGGCACATCATGGGGCTTGTAGAGTGGTGGGTGGTAGCCAATGTGCTTTACTAGGTAATTCCTAACAATGTGCAGAACCTGTGGAAGAATGAAGCCTTGAGTAGAAAGGTCAAATTTAGCCAAATCCTTAAGGGCCGCTTCTTCAGTGCCGTGTTGGGTGCGATATGTGGGGCAATCTGGGCGGCTATCCAAATATTCAAGGACTGGTTCAGGCAAGGTAGGAATGTAAACTTCTGAGCCTAGGGGCGTAGTGGAGCCAAGAACTTTACCATCAGAGATGACTTTGGTCCCACGAGGGTTGATGGTAAGCACGCGTAACCAAGGGTTGTCAGTGTCGGCTACGGTGGTGGTTTGGATCTGGCCGAACCGAGTGTTGCATAATTTAGAACCTTCCCGATAGGGATCACCTCTAACTGGAGCCATATTGTAGGGGTATGAGCCCGGAGCGTCTCCTCGACGGGCTGCACACGCGTCCACAATTTCACCAGTTAGCATCTGTGCTTCCTTAGAATGGGGTGCCTCGAAGTCCCAGAGGTACCCATCGATGCCAGTGTCTCCTGGAGAGTGCAGCACGGGCTGACGTTCGGCATCGAGCCCTTTGGTGATCACATCTATCAATGACGGTGGGTGCCGCCTCATTATAAGGAAGGTGTCGTCAGCCAAATGAGCAACAGCTGGTTGTGGAGCGATCGACAAGCGTGCCGTCCTCAACAACTCGGTCGGAGTAACCACTTTGAAATCAATACCATTCCACGCCCGGGTGCAAGCATGATCATCCACAAATTTGGCAGAAGTCAGCGCCAACACCATACCGCTGCGGTCTGCGCTGGAGAAACCAACAGCGGTTAGCAGTTTAAAGCTTGCTTCCCAGTGAGGCCCTTGAGCTTAACAATGATGTCATTCAGCTTAGAAATGTCTTTGTCTGTTAGGTGTGTGTCAACTCCAAGTAACTTGGCGGCCTCCTCGATGTTGAGGATGGCTGTGGGAGCGCCTTCGTCTACATAGGGCTCATACCACACGTCGCCAGTTGTCTTGTCCCAGTATTTGGTAAAGGTATGTCCATTAACATCAACCTGTCCAAGTGCAGTTGACCTGTGTTTCTTATTCAGGTCCTGATCGTCACGTTCCCTAGGGAGTCGGCCGTCGTTCTCAAGTGTGTAGTCAGGGTGGTCCGCAAGAACCTTCCCATTGACTCTCATGTAGGGGAGCTTGTCCTGGAAAGTGGTGAGCTTAGCTCCCTCGACCGAGCTGACGATCTTGCAAATTGTACAAACAGTACCAGCCACCTTCTGAGAGCGAACTGGGGTGGCGATGTACTCTGTTGCACCTGAGAAAACAGGGATGATTTCCTTCGAGGCGGGTCCCAGAAGCACAACGGGATCGCCAGGTTTGAGGGTCACCTCAGTGCTGGTAATGAACTTGTCCAGGGTTGCAAGGGTGTGATCAGCAGCAGCACTGGCATGGACAGAGGCCAATTGTGCGCGAAGGGCGCGCGCTTGGCGGCTAGCAATATAATCATTGACAGCATTTTGGAGGTTCTGTGCACTAACAAAAGCCTTGATTTCGGTTAGGGAGTTGAGGAAGGTGAGCTCTTCGCCACTGAGCTGGGTTGCAAGGGCCCCGGTAAGGGACTCGGACACAATTCCAGAGCTGACGCCGGTTTTGATTCCTTCGTGGAAGTAGCGAGCTAGGAATGTGGGGTCGAATGACCCATTACCGGAGACAATGTTTGGCAGCGTCCGGTGGCCGAAAGCTTCCATCAGCGCAACAACAATGAAGCAAACAAGACCTACAGACATGGAGGTGAGGATTGGAACGCTGTGAGAAACAAAATAGAATCCGCTGACGTGGAGGGCAGATTGGAAATCACCGGTCACACAGAAGTCGATAAAGACGGCAAGAACAGCAGAAGCTAGGTGGAACAGCAAAGCTGAGCAGTTCCGGTTAACAACGGCGGTGACTAAGCGGATAAAAAGCACACGGGGCCCGAAGCCGGGGACAAGGGCGGCACAGAATAGAGCATAGTTATAGAGGCCTCGGACAAGTGCGCGTGGCAGAATCTCATTCAGGATGAAGAACACAGCAATGTAGGGCATAGCCTGGGGCTCAACAAGATATTTCCACATAACCATGGCGACCACTAGCAATTGGAGGGTGCCAAGACTACCTTCTAGATGGATTGAGTTGGAGAGGAGCGTTGCCAAAGTTTTAGGGATCGACTCCACGTCCTTAGAGACGTTTGCAGGGAGGCGCGCCTCAACAGGAACCAAGGGCCCTTCATAGTATGCGGCCATGTCACTCAGTTTGACTGGTCCAGTGACCAGGTGCCCGTTGGACTTGGAGTACGCGCCGCTGCCCTTAGAGTCAGATCCAGTGTGAACACCAATCACCTCACCCGTGGGCGTAATGATAGGAGATCCGGAATCTCCAGGCCCACTGAATACAACAGCTCCTAGATCGGTAACAAACCCAGTTTCAACTCCAGTGGAAGTAAGCCAGTATGCGCGGCCTTGGTAGTTTTCAGCAGGCACATATGCCGGGAAGCAGCCGGGAATCATCACTTCGGCTTCAGCAAAATCACCACAGCGTTTGAAGGTGGCATACGCTGAGGTGTCTCCCAGTTTAACCATAGCTTCCCCATCCCCGCAGACATGACTTGCTGTAATGCAAATCACCTTCCCATTGCGGGTGTACAGGCCGCCGGTGCCAGCAGTGACACCGAACACTGAGCAGGTGTTATCAGCTTTGGTCTTCTCACGGAGGAGCCCTTCCAAAACAATGCCAGCATTAGAGCCTACAAAGAATCTGTTAGTTCCAGAGAGTGCAGCCATTCGCACGGCACCAAGGTAGGTGTTAGGCGCTGCATTGGCGATGGCAATTGAATCCCTAGGCGTCTTTGCGCAGAGGTGGATGTCATAGGGTGTGACGAGTCCACCAACGCCAGTGCACTTTCCAATGACCCAAGCGGAACCAAAGAGGATGAAACAAATGATGCTGGCAGGCAGGTCGATCAGGGAAGTGGTCAGGACCGTTAGTAGCAGCAGCTTGATGTCAATTTTTGTGGAGAGAACAAAGAAAGCGCAAACCCGCATTACTGAGGTGAGCGGGGTTGTGGGTGCCAGAGCATTAAGAAAGATAATCCCAATGACAAAGACCTGAGGAACATACCAATAAGCAAGGAGAACAACAGTGATAAACAAGGTGATGTAGGGCAGGTATTCATACTGTGTCAAGAGAGAAGCAACAGAGGCAGAGATGCCTTGTGGAGAGGCGCAATATCCGTGATCACACACGCCTTGTTTGGCAATCAGCGGGACTCCAAAGGTGTTGCGGCAGAATGGGTCAGATGTGCCGATGCCGCAAATGGAGGAACGCTGGAAGAATGCGCCGATACAGATGCTGACAAAGCTGACGATTCCAGTAAGTAGGAGGTCCACAGGGAGGCGGCCGCCGCCCTTGGTCAGCTTCAGTCTGGCCTTTTCATAGAAGGTAGGTCTCTTGACATTCATCACCTGGAAGATATCACCCTCACCGATAACAAGGTGGCTAACATTCAGCCCAAGTTCAGCAAAGAGTTCATAGGTAGCACAGTCAACAACTACTGGAGTGGTGAGGGACAGGTCGTAAGGAAAGAAGGGATTCTTGCAGGGAAACTTCTCCACTTTAACCACGCGGGGTGGCTTGCCGAGGCTCAGTGTTCCGCGAGCGCTCAAGACAGCCAATGCCTTCACAGCTTCAGAAGCACATGTTGGAAACGTGCAGCTGGTAGTGTTAGACACTTTCTTGGGGTCAATGTGCGCGACTGGGAGTGCGCTTGAGCATGCCTTTACACAAGATAGGGACCCGGTATAACAACCCGCGTAGCCGGTCGCCATTTTGATAATATCGCATGGAGGGGCCTTATACACATCACAGATGTCCACCAGTGAAACCCTCGACAAGCGACTACTAGGTACACAGCGACCTTGGATTTCTTCTGGAGCGAGGCGAATGCAACGCCCATAGCACTTGAGACAAAAGCTCCTATGGCACATGCATAGAAGGAGGATACATACATCGAACACAAGCAGCAGAAAATGAGCATACTGGACAAGAGTGGTGACGATAACAAAATTACGTAACACAGCGAAGCCTGCTGTGAACGGCCCAGGAGTAACAAAACGAGGGGGAGCGCTAGCATAGCGCAGAGACACACTAAGCAGGAAATCACGGCACCCGGAATCATCACTCTCACAAACCAGGGATTGCTCTGAAAGCACCAATTTACAAAACAGCAGGAGAGGATACAGTAGGCTTGAAACCCTAGATGTACGGGAGTTTGGGCAGCAGACAAAAGCCAATATTCCCAGTGCCAGTCCAAGAAAAGGGCTAATGGATAAGAGCAAAAGGGTGAGAGCCCAGAGACCAGAACTAATATAGTAGCTAGTAGTATTTCCTGCTTTAACGTCCCGCATGTCAAGGTAGGCCAGGAGCTGGGGGTGGAGCCGAGAGACCACATTGGTTGCTTTGGCTGCCGCATTTTTAAGCGTGCCCTGCAGCAGGCGATCATGCCAAGTGATTGGGCTGCTTTTGGTCGGCTCCTGCGGTGACGTTGCAGTTGCTTGTGGTGGGTTGGTGGTGTCTGGTGGTACAGGCAAATCTGATGTCTCATTGTTAACGCCGCCCAACTGTGGGGTGACGGGCTGACTGTCAGCTTCAGTATTAGGGGACGCATCAGCACTGACTTTGCGTGCCTTCCGAGGGGGTGGCACAGGCGCAATCTTGGCAGGTTGCGGCTTAATGGCGTCCACCGTGGCAATCTTATCAATGCTGATAAGCTTTGAAGCACTGACGTTAGCTGGTTTGCAAGGAGGGGTGTCGATCACCTTGCACAAAGTAGCAGCCCGTGGGGTTGGACGGGAGTGATGACACACGGCTTTGGTGCCGGCCAGGCCTTGCAGATGTGCTAGAAAGTTCTCCGCCTTCTTGTAGCGAGGGAGGAGCTTGTGAAAATCTGAGAAGCGTCCAGGCGTAGCCTCGAGAACCATCGTGGATCCGACCAAACTCATGCATGTCCGATGTGCACAATGGGGGGAGTAACTAGCAACTCGCGCTGGGTAGTAGTCAACAACAAAGTGCGCGTCTACCAACCGGATGATGTACGGCTGGTGAGTGCAACCTTCGAAGCCAACAGGTAGCGCAAGAGCACAAGCAACGTCTCCCATCTGAGTATCATCAGCCCATGATTCATAAGCCCAGTCGACCATTGGCTTAATCGATGGCCACTGCTTGGTGGCGCGGTGCTCAGAGATGGCATACAAGCAGTGTACCCCACAACCTCCATCAGGTGGAGGGGAGTACGTTTCTGTCAGAGCAGCATCCGCATACTGAAAAAGGTGGTGTGTGGCCTGGGTTATGATAGGCTTGGTCACCAAACCGGCAGCCGGGTTCATTGGTGGCTTGGGGGTGTCAGGGGTGGTGTCCTTTGGTGCCCCAAAGGAGAATGATGAGATAGTAGCATCTTGTTCTTGTTTGTCAACCGCAGCCGCCCAAGCATCGCTGCTTGCCGGTTTCTTTCCTCCCCCTCTCTTTCGTCGACCGTAACGGGTGCCGAACCCGAATTTGAATGAGTCACACACAGGGTGACCGTATGTGGTGACCCTGGCAATAAAGACATGGTGCCGGTCGAATAGAGGAATTGGTGAGATGTGCCGCACACTTGGGTCAGAGGCAGCACCATAGATGAAATGCTCACCATAGGAGTCCTCAACAACTGATATCCCCAAACAATTGAGGCGGTACTCGAGATAGGTCCCGGTAACGCCTTCGTTATTGACTTGTCCGGCCAGCACAGCGCGTTGCGCTTCAGTCTGGCGCTCATGAGGGGGGAACAGTTGAAGCCAGCAGAAACCCGGTTGGAGGGCATCGCTGTAGGTGAGATGTTCGGCGGGTTGGAACTTGTTGAGGCTAGAGTAGCCTGTACCGCCGAAGTACACCTTCCCAGGAAGCTTGAATAAGGGAAGGGGTGAGTACTGATTGTATGGGATCACGCTGAACCTTGCAATAAGATGGAATCCTTCAGGTGGCGCGTCGGTGTAAGGCCCGATGTGACCGAGCCATGCTCCTTTTATGACGCGCCAGGCAGCGTACTGTCCGTTGGCGTCATGGACAAATTTGATCCCATTAATTTGTGCGCGACGGCTGATGTACTTGCCCTGTGCGCCAAGAGTCCCAAGCTGATAGCCAAAAGTGAGCGCAATCCGCATCTCGTTGGTGGGGTCATCAAAGAGCTGGGCCCAGCAGTCACCATGCTCAAAAGATAGGCAGCTTTCTCCGATTGTTTGATAATTCAAAGAGCCGCGCTTATCTCCAAGCCAGGACCGCGGGCACACCATGCCCTCAGGAAGGGCCGCAACGATGCGGTGCGCCAGATCAGTCATATCAACTGGGATCAAGTCAGTACCGGGCTGTACTCCGCGCGTCCAGCACACAAATTTTTCACCGATTTGCACAGTGTTGGTTCCGTATTGGAAAATCATGAAGCAGTATGGCCAATCAGGAATGCTCTCGGGCCGTTCGACGCCGACATACCTATCCTTGAGGACTATGGCATGGGTCGCACCATCAAACCAGTATTGGTCCACATGGAAGGGGCTCAAGTAGCCACGAGCATTGAGCAGGGGTCCCGCAGTGGGAACAATGCCATACGCGTGCCATCCAAGCTCATGGAATAGGTCAGGATCGCACAGCTTTCCGCGGGCCTTGCTAAGGAGCCGGATGTATTTTCCAGCTTCGACTTTAAGCATGCCCTGCGAATCGCCGCGCAGGATCCCAATGATGGCAGTTGTGCAAATCTTGTCGCGGATTCCAAAGTAATCCATTGCCAGCCGTGCATCCACATACTGGACGATCGGCCCGAAGGCTTCACGAGCTTCAGTTGGGACAGGCCGGGGGGAGCGCTGGTGGCCGCAGCTGCAGCACACCATGCGTCCACCGAGAGAGATTACATATCCTCGGAATTCGCACTTGCAGATCATGGTCAATCACTAGTGAAAGTGAGACCGAGGGGAGAGAGGAACCCACGTGTTATTAAAATAACCGTAGGCTTGCGGGCCACGTCAGTGGGCAGCCACGCAGGGGGTCTGTGTCACTTTAACAGACCGTCTTCACGGTTGTCAAGGAGGGATCAGCCCCCTCAAAGC